GTTTACCTCTGTAAGGTTACAGAATTGGAATGGTCTAAGAGCAATCTCACAACAAGGATTAGTTCCCCAATCTTTATCGTTTGATAAGTAGATACCAGGTTCTCCTGCTCCACTTGCCTCAATTCTCTTCCATAAGTCCATAAAGTAATCTTTATTAACTTTATGTCTCATTAAACTAACCGAGTTGTTAGCTCTACCTCTTTGTGGATTTGTTTCCCACCAAGCCCCACTCTTACAACTAATCATTTCATCATCAGATGCAGAGAATAAAGAGATAAGTGCCGCTCTTCTGATACCACCTGCCAATACCGCATCTGCGATATGACAAACCATATCATGAACTTCAATTGGTCTCAATTTTTGACCATCTTCTTTTGAATCAAGAATACCTTCTAATTTGATAAGACATTCTTTTAATGGTTGAGGACCAGGTGCTTTACCACCCGATGTAACTAATCTAGCCCCTTTTGGTCTGATGTCCGAAAAATCAAATTCGATTTTTGAACCACCAAAGAAATAAGACTTAACCAATACTTTAACGGCATCTGCCCATCCTTCAATAGAATCTGCAACTAACCATCTTCTTCCTCTCTCTTTGTTTGGTTTTCTGATTTCAGGTAATACTTCAACGTGATGTTTTTGTACTGAATAACCCACACCTGTTCCACCTAATAAAAGGAACATGATTTCTGAGAATACTCTCCAATCATCAACAGGTGCAAATGCACAGTTGTAAATTCTGTTGGGTGATATCTCAATTGGTTTTCCTGCGAATTGCATTGATCTCATTGATGGGAGAACTTGTTTCTTGTAAACATACATGTAGTTCTCACGGATTTCTTTTTCTAATTGGGGATACGTTTTGATGTGCATCTCCATGTTTCTTGTTACTAGCTCTTGCCAAGTCTCTCTTCTTTTCAATTCTGGAATATACTTTGCGTATTTCATATACACTGTAATGTCCGATAGGATTCGATTTGAAATGTCCATGTTTTTTTCTAATTTGTTTTAAAATGAAATTTATTAAAAAATCGGGGATTTTAAATGATAAATATAAACCATACTACCATTAGTCCCAATTTTTAATAAAAAATTCGTTGTTTTTTTAAAGTTTTTTTTCAAAGTAGGAGATATTTAAATCGTCTTACCTTGTTCTCTTTGTTTTCTTTTTTCAAGGAGTTCTTTAACTCTATCACTCTTCTTTTGTTCCTGTTGTCCTTCGAACCCTAAGAAGGTTACAGAAGACTCAGTATCAATTTCCAATAGTTCGTTATTGAACTTACAGTTCTCAAATACAACACCATCTTTACCAATTCTTGATTTAGTAATTGCAATGGTTGCCAAATTTAATTCCTTCTGTTGTAGTGTTTTTGCCACGGAGATGATTACGTGTCCAACTTGTGCTTTCTTGATTGATCCACCCATTTGGTCTGTAGTCACAACCTCAGATGAGATTGAAGATCTATTACCTTGTGTGGCTGTCCATCCGACAAGTCCAAGTTCATGACACATGGCTTCAAAATGTCTCATGACCGATCCTTCACTCTTCCATTCATCGCCATATGCCTTTTCGGGCATTACGCAATCAATGTAATCCAAAACAACTAAGTCTAACTTATTACCATCAGCAATCATTTTTCTTAATTGATTTTTGATTTGTAACATCGTTAATGAATCAGAAGGTAATTTTTTTAGAACTAACTTATTCTTCATTGAATTTTGAATTTCGTGAATTTTTTCAAAAACTTTTTCTTTGTGTAAAACCAAATTATCTGGTTCAATTCCCGTCCACATTGTGAAGTGTTTTCTTTGAATGATCTTTGGATTGTCTTCAAAAAATATTTGAAGTACATTGAATCCCATGTTAAATGCAGTATTAGCAATCTTACTTAAGATGGTAGTTTTACCAACACCTGTTGGTGCTAATATAACTCCAATCTCACCTTTAGCTAACCCACCCTTAAGTAGATTATCAATTCCCTTAATACCAATAGGTATTGGGGATCTAAAGTCATCATCTAATACAACTTCCAAGTTGGCAAATACATCACCCGTCCCAAGGTCTCTTTCCCCAACTTGAATTGCTTCTCTAACAAGTTCTTCAACTTTATCATAAGATTCAAAGTCACCTTCATCAATAATCTTTTGGGCTTTTTTCATAGCCTTTTGAAGTTCTTGTTGTTTACAAAACTTTAAGGCCTTCTCTTGAACAAAGACACTTCCGTCAAACGGAGCATCTTTAATTTGTTTAAGAGTATCTAACACAATCTTAACTACCAACTCCTGTGATATTTCAGACTTTGCTATTTGCTCAAGTGTATCAAACGTTGGTGTAGCTTGGTATTTTTGATAGTATTCTTTAGTCATCTGAGCGATGATCTTAAAATACTTGTTGTCAAAATATGAAGTTTCCAAAACATCCATGATGGTGGTTGAAAACTCTTTATCTACAATAATTTGGTTTAACAATTGAACCTGGAATGTATTTCCTAAATAGTCAAAATTTTTCTGCATAATATCTCTGTCCCCCCTTGAATTTATAAATAGTTGTTACACCAACTCGATTCCACAATATTCGTGATTTAAATCGTATTTTGAAAAAATGTCAGTTAGATTTGAAAGGATATCTTTCAAATATGGTCTTACGTCCACTGTATAACGAACTTTTGGTGGATATAATTTTCCGTCAAAAATTCTATGACAAATTGTCTCATCTCCAATCTTCACATAAAGGTGAAAATTCTCAGGTCCGTCAGTAAATGACGTGTTCATTACATTTGCATCATACGCAATTGCATCTTTGTTGTCCAACATGTAAACAACAGTTTTCATCCTTAGATAATTGTGGAGTACCTCTTTTACAGTATACATGTACTCATACAAATCCGTAGATACTCTCGCCTTAGGATTATATCCTCTGACGTTGAAGAATCTTTGAACAACAATGTTTTCATTGAGTGTTAACAAAAATTCCATCTTTACTTGATCTTGATCTCTCATTTGATTTAGTTTTTAATTTTTCTTTTTTCTTTTCTTGTAAGTTTCATAAACGGTTTCAAAAAATTTACCCAAGCTTCATCATTCTTAGGTAAGTACTTGAATAACCCATCCTCCATCATGTACTTCATTAAGTTCTTATAACCTCGGTCTGTGGGATCCAAAGTTTCACGGTAGATAGTTTCAACCAACTCTTTTCCTTCATCAGTTATGAGTGGTTTACTAAGGTCTACTATCGTTTGGTTTATTTGGTAGTATTGTTCTCCAAGTATACCGCTTTTTGTTTTACCAGTCAAAATATTTGATAATACTTTTATAGGTTTTTCCTGCGGGATATTTCGAGCAATATCCATTATTTCCTCGATAGTGCAGGATTTTTCCTGCACCAAAGGAAAGAATTTTACAAATGTTTTTTCACCAAGTGATTGTATTCCATCAATATTATCTGACTTATCACCCATGAATACTTTACAGACAAGTACATTTTGGTGCGGGACTTCAATATCTTTAAACTTGATCTTATCCCCAAACTTGTAGATTGATTTATGTATCGGTGAATATATCGATACATTGGGGGATATCAGTTGTGTTAAATCTTTATCCGATGAAAATATGATTATTGTTTCATCGTTCGCCATTCCACAATAATAGGCAATTAAATCATCCGCCTCATTATTGTCTATTTCAACCTGTCTAACAAATACCTCTTCGAGATATTGTTTAACTCTATTCTTTTGTTCTGAATAAGATTCGTATTTAGACTCATCCATACTGAATCTACGATTTGCCTTATACTGAGGATAAATTAATTTTCGGGCAGATGAGTTCGATTCCCCATCCCAAAAGACAACCACCTTGTCTAAGTTATACTCCTCCAAAAATCGACGCAATGTGTTTATGAAGTGATATACCCCACCCACATGTGAACCGTCGTTAAAGAGATCCTTAGCCCCGTGAAAACCAATTTTGAAAAGGTTATCACCATCCACCAATAAAGTTTTAGACACATGTCTTATTTAAACGTTAACAAATATATTACTCACTAATATCATCAGTGGTTTCTTCCAAGGTAATCTCACCAGTTCCTGATAAGATACCATTCCAATATTGAGAATACTCTTTCTTATAAGCTTCTAACGCTTCTTTAGTATCTTCGATATATCCTTGAGGTACAGCAATTAACTTACCGTCATTGTATCCTAAACCATTTACGTGGTTCTTCAAGATTGAAATCTTAGTTCTGATTGCATATCTTACAGTTCTACTATTCTTAGTTGCTGTGATGTGGTTAATACCAGCACTTGCTTGGTTACCAAATAAGAACACTAATGAAGACGCTAACCATAAAGCCTCACCACCTTTCGCCTTAATTGTCGGTTGTCCAAATGGATTGTCAGGAAGAGCCACCCATGGCTGATTTACAACAACCAAAGTGTTATAGTAAGCATAATCTTCTTTCTTTGATTTAGAAATTCTTGAGTGAACTCCCATACCAATCTTGTCAGCAAGTGTTGCCGCATTATGTTGTTTACCACCCTTACCATCGAAGGTCATCTTACAAGGAATTGAACCTACTGAATCCCAAAGGAATAAAATTGATTGTTGAATCTCTCCTTTCTCTTGAGCATCCAATACTTCATTAATGAAATCGGTAACTTGTTCGATATAATCAAACCCATCATTGAAGATGAAGTCACCGTCCCACTCTCCGTCGGAGTTCTTCTTTGCATCCAAACCTAACTCAACAGCATGTTCCCAACTCCATTTCTTTTCAGTAATGATAAAGACAGGTAAGTGTCCCTTCTTCTGAGCGTCAGCAGCGGCTAATATCATCGCAGTTGTCTTGGAACTATTACTATGTCCTAAGAACATATTAATACCACCCATAACAGGACCTGGTAATCCACTAGCACTTAAGAAAGCATCTCCACAAAAGTAGTAGCTAGTGTCTTTATATTTTGTTTTAGTTGAGAACTTATCTTTAAATCCTCCGCTCTCTTTTTTCTTAATTCCCGCCATTTTCTATTTTTTTAATGATTGGTAATCTACTTTCTTTTATTGTAATATAGAATGAATCATCTTCTTCATATATCACACCAATCTCTTCTTTGTGGAATGTCACTAAAGTAAAATTTGTTTGTCCGTCCTCAGTTTCACCTTTTAACATTCCGAATAAGATTGTATCACCAATTTGTTTACCTCTACCTGAAAAGTAATTCTTGTTTTGTAATTCACTCAATAACTCATAAGACAATATTCTATTGTCTCTTAGTTGTAATTCGATTTCTTCTTTAAATGTCATATAAAAAATTAAGGGTGGGAGTTTATTCCCACCCGTTATAAATTAAAATGGTAAATCACCATCTGGTTCTTGATCAGCCTGTGTATCAACGTAAGGTGCTTTTGATCCTCCGATTGATGTAGTAGCTTCTTCGTCGTTACCATAAACGTAACCACCTTTATCACTATCCCAACGTGGAACTTCACCTCTTGCAATTGCCTCAAGATACTCAACAGGTTTCTTAGAATAAACATCTAACCAAGTTAACTCATCGCTAACCCAAGCCTTAGCTTGATCTGCTTCATCATGAACAGGTGTTGGATCATCATACATAATAGTTTGTACTGTTGTATAATCTTTACCATTACCTGTTTTAGATTTTGATAATTCAATAATCAAATCACGGCCCTTTTCAGGATCAGTGATATCACCCTTGTTTCTCCAAATAGGAATGATTTTATCTAAAATACCTTCGTTCTTATAATTGTGTTTGAATCTCCAAAACTTTGGACCATCTTCTTCACGGTCTCTATCGATTAATTTAACAATATAGAATTTACGTGATCTGTATTGTTTAGCCAATTCTTTATCTGACTCTTTTCCTGTAGAAATCAACTCTTCATAAACCTCATTTAAAGGTGAACGTTCGTTGTCATTTTTTCCTGGATCGTAGAATTTCTGCCATTTTCCACCAACTTGAATTTCGTGATACCACGCCTCTTTAAATGGTGATGAACCATCTGGTGTTGGTAAAATTCTGATCTTTCTTGATCCTGTTTTTTCTTTGTCCTCTAAGATAAGAGCGAAGTATTTCTTCATTCTTTCGTCTTGAGACATTTTAGATTGGGAACCCCCTGAAGCTTGCTTCGATTTTTCATACTGTGCCAATACGGCGTCTAATGAACTCATGTTTTTTGATTTAAGTTTTATAAATTATTATACAATAAATATAATCAAACATTGGTCATCTGTCAAATAAAAAAAGGAACTACTATTGTAATTCCTTTAATTAAATTATTTTTTTCTTAATTATCTACTACCGTAGTTTCGATTATCGTCTGTTTTTGTAGGTTGGAATGTTCCTTTAATTTCACTAGCATTAACATCAGTTACTTCGTCGGGTGTTAAAATATATTCTTTTTTACCTGTTAATTCCATTTCTTTTTCTTTATCTTCAAAGAAGTCTGAAAGTTTTTGATTGAATGGGTAAGAATCATAGCTTCTTAATTCTAATCTTTCTTCAGGAGTTTTAGTTCTATATTTCTCTATCTTAGATTCAATAGAATTCAATCTAGACATAATACTATCCATTTCAGATAATTTAGATTCTAAATTTGAAAGTTGTCCAAAAAGGTTTTCAAAGTAATCGTCTTGTTTAGTTTCAATATTACTTTGTGACTTAACTAAGTCTGTAATATCAAGTTCTTCAGTTCCGTCACCTTCTTCACTATCTCCTTTATCGTCGATTTTCTCAACATCAGGATCCGTTGCAACATCTATTTTCTCTGCA